ATGATGAGTGTTTCAGTTCACATACCTGTAAAGGAAGCTACAAAGCAACAGACTGTAAAGGAAAAGGTCAGTGATATCCTCCTTGACATATCTTGGCGCGGCCTTGCACGCCGATACTTCGGCAAGTCATCTTCGTGGATGTACCACAAGATGGATGGCATATATGGTGGCCTCAATACAGGGTTCACCGAGCAGGAGCAGGCAGAGCTCAAAGGAGCTCTTTGCGACCTAGCAGATCGGATTCGACGTTGTGCAGATGCTCTATAAGAGAAGGGGGATTATCTAATCACAAATCAAGTCACTAGGCACCCCTTCTTTATGACCCCTGGGATTTTATCTCGGGGGTCTTTCATATCTAAAGTTGATAGCCCACCACCTTGCGTGCAAAGGTAGTGGGCTATCAATTTTGGCACATCAGATTAAGCGACGGATGAGCGGGATCCATATCCTCCTAGCCTTCCAGAGTGCAAAAGTAGCACCCACTGAAACAAGTATCCAGAAGCCTGCTATCTGTTTCTTCTGCCATGGTGTAAGAGGCCTAGCAACCTCCTGGATGTTGGTCTTTACGATTTCCCTATCTCTATACACGACGCTATCACGTATCTTAGTTGGTACACTCGTCTCTATACCCCGTATACCCGATTTTGTCTCTAGCCGATGAGAGAGTATACCATCGGAGGAAACATGCGCTTCGCTAATAGCCCAGTCTGTTTCCAGCCTGCTGGTGCTATCTTTGAGCACACTCTGAGCTGTCTGCTTCGGGACCTCGACGTAGACTGTATCCCTCCGCCATTCGGTGCGCTCTCTGACTTCTATACGGACGCTATCCTTACTTGCCTCTATCTGCTTAGACGTGTGTCGTCTTGCGCCACATCCAATGCAGATCATAATTGTGATGATTCCCAAAGAGATGAGCATCATACACACGAATGTATCTCTTTTGATTAGCATACTCACCTCCCTTCCGTTAATTTATCATGCACCTTGTCCACGAAATCTGCTCCACTTCCTTCCGCTGAAGGTGTAGCAGTCGATCCACTCTCACTAGGAGGCACTGGATTAGGGTCTGGCATCGGAGATAGCCCGTAGAACTCTGGGTGCCACTCCTTATCCAAGGCCTTAGCCTTTGACTCATCAAGCACCTCCCAGTCAGCCTGACTGTCAATGCTCGTGCGTACGATGAAGCCGATAGCCTTTAGCTTACGACTGACTAGCATCTTACCCTCTGGGGCATCTAGCCTGATTGATCTTTCTTCTACCATATCTGCTATCTATAGGTTATCGTCCACCCTTTACTCGTTGCGACTTTACCCAACTCCGCCATCTCTGAGGGATACCTATCCACCAAGCTCTGTGGTAGGTACATCACTGTACCAGCAGAGACGATCTTAGCCTCATTGATTAGGTAGCGAACGCTTTCAATGGAGAGTGATACACACTCAAATGCTATGAGCTCGCGCCCAACTCCCCTTAATCGTATCTCTCGAAGCTTCGGACATCTTGTGATGAGATTTGCAATACCAGTAGCTACTGACAAGTCAATGATGCCCTCTACTTCCTCTAGTATCGCACACTGATCAAAAAGATACTGTGCATTGCTTATCATGCCATCTCCAAGAGATAGCTTTACCCTCTGGAGTTTTGGACATGCATAAAACGCCGCAAACACATCTGTCACCTTGGATGCATCGCCAATAGTTACAGATCTAAGCGAAGCACACTCTGCAAAGGAGTAGTATAGCGAAGCATTCTGAGGTATCGCTCCAATTTCTACCAACTCTAGAGAACTCGCCCGATGTGCAAGACTTCGCATGCTCGTCAAGTTCGGAAGGTCTGACAATGTGAGCCTTTTGACCTTCACGCTCTCTTGGATAAAGCTTTCCAAGTTTACAACTCGTTCTACACCTAGAATATCTGGAACTCGGACTAGGTTAGGGCATCTGCCAAATACCCACGATAGATTAGCGGCTGTATACCCTTCGTCCACCTCCATGTCAGGAAGCACCTCATCTCTCCACTGGTAGCATTGTTGATCCTTAAAGATTTTTAGGCGTGCTGGCTTCAGCCCCTGTATCTTACCTGGGTAGCTAGAAAATCCGTCTTCATCTGCTACTACAGCTCCCATTTCTATGAGTGCTTTTTTTATCTCTTCCCTGTCTCGCATCAAGGCGAGTAATTCTTCTGCTACAGCTTTTTTCGTGGTCATCTTCTTGTTCCTCTTAACTTCTTTAATGCTTCTAGGATGACTAGCCACCCTCCCGTTGCCCACTCCTCCTCACTCATCTTAGGTTCGTCGGAGGTCGTGGCAAGATAGCTTTGGTAGGCACTTCTTCCAGGTGCCCCCCTTATAAGATCTATGTACTGAGTTATGGTACTACACAAACCTTCTCTCACTGCCCATTCATAGGCGCTTAGTCCGGGGTCACCTTTATCACCCTGTATCATACCTTGCACTACCAGGCGCAACTCTTCAGCCATTGGCCTTGTGCCCTCGCTTGGGGCTACAGCACGACATAGATCCCTGGAGAGAACGATTAGACGTTTACCGTCATCGTAGTGAGGGTTCATCTCATTATAGGAGACATCCAGCCGATACACACCACTACCTAGTACATTGGTGAGCTCCCCCGATATCTCTACGAGTAGCTGGCCTCCTTGCACGGTCACAGCCGTTGGCTTTGCCATACACCCACACTCTGTGTTGTAGATTATGATAGATAGGTCTATCATCTCTTCGGGTCTGACAAGCACATCGCTCTCCTCTGGATGATCTAGGGTTGGATCTTTCTCTCGTCGATATACAACCACGGGGAAAAGGTGGTCTCCCCCTATTGCTATTCTAGGCAATACTTTCTTGTCCATAGCTTGCTCCTCACTTTTTACTCTTATATCCGTATCCATTGTAGTCTAACACTTGTCCTCGGGGAGCTCGGTCAGTGGGTGCAATTGAGACATGCACCCACTGCCCTCGTCGAGGATGCTCCCAGATGAGCTGGTCAAATCCTCCTAGGTTTTGAATTACCTGGAAGAGTCGGGGGAGATCCTCCGTGACAAGGTCTGCGGCTAGACCATAGAGGTGCTGGCTGTCTGGAACGCCACCGACAGCTTTATTGAGACGAGGACTCCGGTAGCCACTAGACACTCGGATTGGAGCACCATAAGCCTCACGGATCTCGTCAAGGTAGACCATAAGACGGTGAAGATTGGAGAGAGCTACGGGGGTAGGGGTGTTAGACCAGCCACGATTTGTAGCGGTCGAGCTGTATGTAAGCTCGGAGAGGGTGAAGTACTTAGCCATTGGACTGGGGTTGGGAGTCATCTGGGGTCTGATTTTTGGAGCGGATAAGACGGGATAGTTGTTGGATATCCTCTTCAGATAAACCTTTAGTCTTCGCCCGTAATATGAGGTGGAGAGCGCTCTCTAAAACTTCGAGTCCACCTTGAACTTTGTCGGATAGAATAACTTCGTCCCCGTCAGGGCGGGATGGGTCATTCACGGAGCGATTTTCATAAACGCTACGGAGTTCAATAATGAGGACGAGGATGGTACCAAGGGCGCAGAAGTATGGGAGCTCTGGCATACTGAAACGAGTCCAGAAATCCACGATGTAGAGAGCAACATCCATCATGGAAAGCAGAAGCAGGCAGGAGAGGTAACTATTAACCTTGCTGACAGTCGCCCTCAGAGCCTTACTTGTACGTGCAACTCCGAGACGCTTCGCCTTGTGCCAGCCACTAGAGAGGTCTATGAGCACCGCTATGAGCACTATTCCATGTAGAGCGACAAAGAGGAGGCTATCTCGGATGAGATCGGCTGTGGAAACTAGCGTGGTGAGTGTTGGGAACATAGAGATAGGGAATGAAATGATGAATAGATAGACGTTATCGAGTCTTATGTCGGGAGGCCACAGTGGAGAGCTGGAGAATGTCTCGGGCGCGAATGCGCCCTTCGACTTCTACCCTCAAGGCACTAGTACTAGTGAGATGGTTCGCCAACCGCCCCTGCTGGGCTTTATTGAGGATGAGCTCTCCTGGATTGACGCGTGCTAGTACGCGATCACCAGAACCATCACCACCTGGGACAATCCCTCCACTGGCAAACTTGGGCACCTTGTTGGCTGAAGAGGCGATAGTAGCGATTAGGGCACCGATCATAGCACCTGCAATAGCGACACCAACAAAGGGGAGGGCAGCATGCGCTTTTGCGACCTTAGCTGCAGCTCCGATGGTGTCAGCCTTGGTCTCTATAGTGGTAGCAGCGGTTCGTGTGGCGGAGAGTCCTACTTCGGTGGCTGTACTGGTAGTCTCAGCTGTCGTAACAGCTGTCGTCTGGGCAATCTTTTGGGCGGTGAGAGCCTGCTCTACGGCAGCAGCAGTTTCACGAGCCTTAGTGAGTTCCTGGACCATAGAGACGAGGCTAAGGATCGTGTCGATACCTTGGCTGGCGGAGTCGAAGACTGCGAAGAAGCGCTCCCAAGCACCGGCACTCTCGTCAGGGTCGAAGGCTTTCTTTAGTCCGTCAAAGGCACTCTTTAGGTTGCGGGCGCTTTGAGCGACGGTCTTGATCCCAGAGAGGGTCTTGTCAGCAATGGCCTTCTGATACTTCTTGAGATCCTCAGAGAGCTCTGCTAGCTTTACAGCCTGGCCAAGTGTCTTGGCTTCGGCTTGTGCCTTCTGCAAGGCTTCTCCAACCTCCAGTCCAGCCTTCTGGGCTTTCTCTAGCTGGCCGATATACTCATCAAGGAGTTCTTTCTCATCCTTTCGCTTGTCAAGTTCTGTCTTCTTGTAGTCAAGCGTCGTATCACGGCTCTTGCGTGAGGGTAGAAGGCTAGGGGTAAGCTTTTGAAGGTCGCTCTGCAATTCTTCTGATAGCTGGCTCTTGCGGATCTCCTCACCAGAGGTGGAGGTCTCGGTGGAGACGATCTTTCGACGAGTGGATGCGATGAGTTCAGCGAGAGCCTTATAGTACTCCTTCTCTGACAAGACGCCTTCAGTACGCTCCAGAGTGAGGATTTTTGTCTGATGGGTGTACTCACGCTGCAGGGAGGCGATAGCAGACACTTCGGCTATCTCGGAGAGCTTGGCTTGGACATAGGCATCGGAGGCATCAAGCTCACGGCCTGAGGCGATGAGAGCAGAAAGTTCTGCCTTGGCTCGGTCAGCACGTGCGTTTCGAAGGTCGTCTTCGCTAGCAATACCGGCCGATACCTTAGCGGAGAGAGCTCGGAGTTCGGTAGTGCTCTTTTGCTTCTCTTCGATGAGATCTCGATCGGTAAGAAGAAGTGTCTGGAGCCTCTTGTACTGCTCGTCCTCTAGGGATCGAGCTCCCAGGAGAGATGCTAAGCGTTCAGTGTGAGTCTGGGCAACCTTATCGAGGGCAAGTCGATAGTCGTCGGTACTCTTGTAGAGCTGTGCTGTACGCTTGTTCTCGACCTCCTGTAAGTCTTTCGCAGCAGCCTCTCGGGCTCGTTCGAGATCAGACTTCTTACCCTTCTTATCCTCCTCACCACTACCAGCAGTAGATCCTTGACCTTGAAATCTTCCGCCTATCTCCTTGACAGCAGCATTTGCTTCCCCCTCGACGTGCAGGCGCTTGACCTGAAGCTCTTGGATCTTTGCTTCTGCATCTTGGCCGATGAAAGCACGCGTTCCTGCATCCTTGAGATCCGAAAAGGTATTGCCTTTATTGGCAGCGCTATAGTAGAAGGACTGCTCGGCCTTCGTTGCCCAACTCCCCCGGAGGCTATGATGGATAGTATTCAGAAGAGCTGCTCTATCCTTGGCTGGATCCCAGCTAGATCCGACGCGAGCATAGGTCTCGCGCATCCATGCAGTCATCTCCTCTTTTGTGGCTGTAGCATAACGGGCAATGACACCACGGACAGCACTCTGCTGATCGGCACTGAGCGTCTTTCCACCACGCTCTAGGTGATATTCATAGAGCTCTTGTTGTGGCTTACGGCTATCCTTACTAGTCTCACTATAGAAGTCGATCTGCCGGTCGATATCCTTAAGTTGTACGATCTTGTCTACTATAGATCGAATCTGGTCGTACTTACCAGCAATGCGGTCCAGACTACCCTCCTGAAGGCCTAGACTCCTCTCTAACTGGTGCTGTACGGTCTTCTGCTCTTCGAGCTTGCCATGTAGGCTCTTGTATAGATCGAAAAGTCGAAGAATCTGGATAGCCTCATCACCCCGAGTGGAGGTTAAGGCCTTCTGCTTTGCCAGATATTGGTCTTGAAGTCCATTGATCTCCTTCTGCTTGTTGTACCAATCGACCATAGCAGTGACAACGGCTGTGATAGCACCGATAATCGCCATGGGTACAAGGGTAGAGAGGAGGCTACGAACCGTAGCTACAGCCGAAGCCCAAAGAACACGGAAGGTAGTCGTGGTACGTGTCCAAAGAGAAACGGTGGAAACAGCGGCCTGCTCTTGGCTCGCCACAATGCTGGCAGACTGACGTTGGAAAGAAAGCTGACCAGCGAACTGTGTAGCTCGCTGGGCATTCCCCACGCCCGACATGCTACCAGCGGACGTCGGGACGGATGTAGCTCGAGCAGCTAGGGCTGCACGCTCTCGGTCAAGGGTTGCTTGTAGGGAGGCGAGACGCTTCTGCCTCTGCTCTTCATTCTTGCTGTGGGCTTCGGCTAGGAGCTCACGACGTCTGTACTGGGCTTCGTTGAGAGCCTGCCCGCTGATAGCGATTTTCTTCTGCAGCTCGTCAGCCTTGAAAGCGTATCGGATCTCGGCTTGCTCACGGATTGCTGTATTCCGGGCGTGAAGTCGAGAGGCTTCAGCTAAAACCTTATCATAGGTTATTTTGGCCTCAGAGATCGTCTTTGCATCACCACCAGTGTGGGCAGTTGCAAGAGTTTGCTTAGCAACGGCTAGACGCTTTGCCACCTCTAGCTCGGAGGCTTCCAGTCCACGTAAGTAGGACTGGTGGAGTGCTGTGAGTTGGCGGTACTCAGCCTGTGCCTTACTGAGGTTTGCCACGGCGGAAGAAAATCCCTTTTCGCCAGACGCTTGTGCCTTAACTATGCGGTTCGCCTCGGACTTCGTGGGAGCAGCAGCCTTCTCTAGTGCTGCTTCAGCACGTGCAACCTTCTCCTGGGCAGAACGGAGGGCCTTCTCGGCATCAGACTTTGCTTTTTGGGCAATACTCTTGGCTCTAGCGTCATCAGCGATGGCTTGTGCTTGGCTAGCACGAATAGCAGCACCAGCCTCACTCCAGGCATTGGAGAACTTCCCCCAAAGCTTGCCTGCGAGCAAGGCACCCGCCCAGATGTAGAAGTTAGATAGATGTGTACGAAGATATTCAAGCAGTCCCCTTACAATATCTACAGCTCGCTTGAAGTGATCACCAATCCTCAGGGAATCAGCCAGATCAGAGAAGGCATTCTTCAAGCGCCCAAGACTAGCCTCAAGGTTATCTGTCGAGGTCTCACCGCTTAGCTTAGCCAGCTCATCGGAGAACTTACCCATAATATCGGAGCTCCGGAGCTTACCTTCCTTCAAAAGCTTGTCGAGCTGTCCAATCGAGACACCTGCAGCATTTGCCATGGCCTGCATTGCGACAGGGATGCGTTCACCCAGCTGTTGGCGTAGCTCCTCGCTGGAAATCTTTCCCTTCCCCATCATCTGTGTAATGGCAGCCATTGTAAGGGTTGCTTCCCCTCCAGATATACCAAAGGATGTCATCGCTTTGGAGATATTGGAAAAGATACGCTCCTGTTCAGCGACTGCAACGCCTGCAGGTGTAGCGGCTGCCTTGAATTTAGCAAAGGCCTCCGTGAGACCGATAAGATCGGTACCGTACTTATTTGATAGCTCAGAGACAAAGCGAAGACTCTGCCCGTACTCACGAGCATCAGCACTAACATTACGAAGAGTAGTCCGAGCACGGCCTGCTTCACGAGCCGTGGAAACAAGTGATGAGAGGAGCCCTGAGATCGATGAGATGCCAGCGCCAAGAGCCCCAGCCATTGCTATGGCTTGGAACTGGATACCTCGTAGGGCATTCTTAGCGCCTTCGGCCTGCTGGCGGAACTTGTCCGCTAGAAGCTCTAGACGAACGGAGAAGGAGAGATTGTTGGCCATTGCTGTAGTGCAGAGCTATTCTCTTATGAGTAGATGAGATGAGGGTATGCTGATCTATGGGGTATAGGTAGCTCCTCGGAGGATGTCAAGTACGGCGGAGCGTTCTGCAGAGCGCTCTGCCTCGTCCCAGGGGAAAGGGAGAATCTTCTCGGGACTTTCGGCTGCATCTTGAGCGAGGTGTGGGAGCATAGAAAGCCAAGTGAAGAGACGAGTATACTCTAATCCTTCCCGCTTACGCCCCTCGAGAGCTTGGAGCAAGGCTGGGAGCTCCCAGAGTTCGAGCCGATCCATTACGTAGTCTGGGCTAATCCCCCCTTCAATGATGAGCTGAGTAGCTATTTCGGTGAAAGTGGGAGCATCATCGGGACTCTCCAAGAGTTCAGCCTCTTCGCTGGGTCCTCCTATAATGGAAAATTCGCCTAACTCTTCGAGAGCTTTACCTAATGCTGTATAGTAAGCCTCCGATACATCGGGACTCTTGAGTACATTCCTCCAGACATCGAAAGGTAGACGACTACCTTTTGGGGTGGCATCTCGTTGCAGGGTGTAGATGAGGAGTTCGACATCGTCTGGATCCTGTAGATCTAGAGATGCAAAACTCCGTGCGGAAAGCCTCTCAAAGAGGAGAACCGCACGGAGCGTTACGCGGAGGCGAAGGACATCCATTATTCGAGGGTAATGCCTGCTTCGGTAAGAGCTTCGGCGCTGCCTACTTCCTTACCTGATCCAGTCAGGAGAGGACCCGAGCCATTGAGCGTACAAGACAGAGTCTCATACTCTCCATTCTGACTACTCCTGGAGAGATCGCTGACGGTGACACGCCCCTTACGTAGGACATCACCCTTGGTGGCTGTACGCTCACCATTGTTGTCTGTTACAGTGACCCGAGCCAGTTCGAAAGTAACAGCCTTACCACTAGCAGCGATATGCTCTAGAGCGTCGTAGGACATGTGCCCCTTGGTCGTTGAGAGGAGGGCTTCTACAGAGAGCGACCATTCATTCTTTCCACCCATCTTGTCGTCGAACTTGCCCGAGAGCTTGCTGGCAACGTCAATCTGGCTGGGAGAGAACTTGAAGTCATCTTTCTTAGCATAGGCAAATAGGAGCCCGTTGAGGAAGACCATCGTCAGTTCACCCTTGATGAGGTCTTTGTTCTTATCAAACTTCTGAGGTGTTGCTGGAGAAGGCATAATGTTGGGTTAGGGGTTAGGGGTTAGAGAATTAGGAAATAGCGAAAGTGAGGGACTGGACTATCTTGCCGTCCAGGAAGTACTCTTCGCTGGTATCAAGAGTGGCGGAGGTAGAACTGGACCCGAAGATTTTGCCAATATCGTCGTTACGTCCTCCGTCAAGAACAGCATCAACGAACTCTGAAAGCTGAAGACTTCGGTCGTAGTCGTCCGAGACACAGAGAACAGTAACAGTGGTGATGCTGTGGGCATCACCCGTCTTGTCATACTCACGCCCATAGGCTGTTCGGGTGACTGTGATAAAGTCACCCTCGGTACCTTCTGGAGCTAGGAGAGGGAATATCTTCTCTCCGACAAGGACTCGAAGATCTTCGGAGGCAAGGAGCTGAGTGCGTACCCACTGAGCGGATCGCCACTTACGGTTAGGATCGACGTACATACCTTAGATACTTGATAGAGTACGGAATATACCCTGCATAAGGAGGGACTGAGCTCTATATCTCTGGCGCTGCTTCGCCCCCGTCCAGAAGAATGTCGGAGTAACATGCCCTCGATACTTTCCTGCCCGAGTGTAGCGATCGGCGGTACCCTGATCAATGAGATGAGCATGGTTAGCAGCCTTGGATTCGTTATAAGAGCCACGTCCACTCACATAATAGAAGCCTACGGAGAGGCTTATGTGCCCTACTCTACTTCTTCTGGGCATACGCCTGCGAAGCCCTCGGATTAGGTTGCCTCGTGGTCTATGTCCGTTTCGACTCGTAGGGCGATATAAGGCAGGGAGCGTCAAGCGGACGTCCTGCTGGTAGAGCTCTGCTGCCCGAAAGAAGGGCTCACGAAGCCTCTCAGGGCTTGGAGCGGACTTGAGCCGCTCTAGGAAGCCCTTTACCTCGGATAGACCGGTGATGCTGACGATTTCGGGCATTACTCGTCTACATATCGGGCGGTAACTTCGACCGTACGATCGGGCAGAGGCTTGAGGAGGACGATGCTGTAGATGTCAGCACGCCAGCGGAGCCAGCGACAAGCGGTGAGGCGCCTGTCGTCTCGTACTACAAAGACAAGCGAGCTAGGGTCTACGACTTCCTGGGCCTGCAAGCCATCCTTATTGAAGGTTGGACGCAATGTCTTAAGGAAGGCTCGGGTGTGAAAGGCCTCCTGTCGTTCATCTCGTACAGCTCCAGATGGACTCTGAATACGTACGGAGCTAATGAAGGTAATGCGGTGGGTAAAGGCTCCTGCGTTCATCGCTCTATCCTGTAGGGACTGATGAGAGCTGGAATGGTAAACGGGAGCTCCGTCATGCGTCCAGACCGATAACCCTCCCTATCAGCATAGAGACGAGCAACTATCATCCTCAGAGCATGTCGAAGAGCAGGGGGAAGAGTTCCATCGGACTCCTCAACTGCATAGAGCGGTCGATGGAGAAGGTTCGAGAGGAAATCTTCAGCTACATCAAGGAGCTCGACGATAAAGTCATCATCCTCATCGTGGTCTACGTTGAGGTGTTTCTTAGCTTCGGGGAGGGTTAGGTACTGTGGCATAAGAGTGCACTACTTACGCTTGAGGGCGGCGAATGCCTCTGGGCGGAGCACTGTGATGGAGTAATCACCGTTAAGGGTGAAGTCGATCTTATCAGTCACCCCGTTGTACTGAGCATAGAAGCGATCACCTTCTCCGTGGTGAGCAAGCACCGCATAGGACAATACCCCAAAGAGGATAGCGTCCTCTGGAATGTAGGTAGTAGAGATTACGGGGTAACCGTTCATATGCCCGTCTTCGAGCATCATCTGGGGGTTCCCCTTCTCTATGGGAGACGATTTCAGTAGGCAGTAGGTCTTGGGGTGGACGAAGTAAGCAGCACTACTATCCACCTTGACATTCTTACCTAGCACCTCGGCCTCAAGGGCAACGACCTCCTTGATCGTAGGGGCGACCGAGGCAGACCACCCTGATGTAAGAGGAGCTGCATAGGGTGTAGCGAGTACGGAGCCGATGCCATTGTTGGGGGAGCTTGGGGCGGTCTTGGCAAAGAGCGCCGTGTTAAGAGCATCCCCTACGGCCTGTGCTAGGCGCTCAATGGTGATCGAGCGGAGATTGAGGTTCGTCGCCCCTAGCGCCTGCATGGTGACAGGGACATATACGCCGACACGCTCAGATTTGGCACTCACCTTTTCGAGGCTGATAGCCTGATCACTAAGAGCGACATTCTCTCCTGCGATGGTCGCCTTAACCCCTGCCAAGACAGGCCAGACTGGTTGTCCATGGACACCTGTCTGGATCTTCAGCCCCACTTTGGTGTGGATGAGCTCTGCCTCGAGTGGCTGCAAGATTTCCTGGATGACAGTCGGGCGAGCCGCCTCAACTTGAGGGGTGAGTGTGGTAGCACGTGTTTCCACATCGTATGCTTGGTGGGTGCTATATGCGCGACGTCCAGCCTCGAGGAAGGCTTGGTTAGCCTCTGCACTACCTGTGCTTTGTGTTGCCTGGAGAGCCTTCTGCGCTAGGGCATTTATACTCCGCTCTTCGAGATCAGCAGTGAGCTGAATGAGCTCCCGCTCTTCTTCCTCTGTGAGCTTACCAGCTCTGCGGACTTCTTGTAGCTCTTTGGAGCGAGCATGTGACTTTTGTAGCTCTTCTTGTTCTTTTGTCATAGGGGGGGGTAAATTAGAGGGAAATGAGATTGGCACGTTTCAGAGCGTACTCTTCTAGGGGAGACTTCGAGCGGGGCTCAGTATTTGGCTCCTCAGAGGGCGGAAAGTCGGGGAGACTTCGAGTGTTGGCTGTGCTCTGTGGGTAGGCAGGTTGGCTGACTACAGAGACATCACCGAGAAAAGAGAAATGGTCGATATGGCGGATCCATGTCCCATCGCTTCTCTGCTCCCAGCGAGTGTCACCCTTACCGACACCGAAAAGGAAGCTAGAAGCACGGAGATCACCCCTACGTAGGAGCTCCAAAGTGTCATCTCCGAGCTGGGTCTTTGGAGCATCGAACGAATACCGGAGACCTTCTGGGGTGATGGAAAGGGTAAGGCTACCCTCACCATGAGTACTACGGGCGAGGAGCTTGGTACGGTCGTGCTCGTAGAGCGCGAGAACATCAGAGGAACTAAGGAGCTCTTCTGTAACAGCACCACGGTGGACGATCTCTGTGAAGGCACGATCCTCCCACCAGTCATAGAGAACCTCGCTCTCTCTTTCATAGACAATGGCAAGACCTTCAACACAACGGCTCTCACCATCACCTAAAGCAGGGCGAGTATCCAGGCCATCAAAGCTCCGGCGCTCGTGCAGGATTTCTGCTGGGTGGTCTATTGAGGAATCTTTAGGCATACTGCTTGGGATAGTTATACACCTCTACTCTCACAGAGAGTGTTTTTGTCCCCACATTAGTCCTGTGTTATTCTTCAAGAGGGATCTTTCCCTCCCCTCCACGTATCTTAGGACTGTCAATAGGGGCAATATTACAGGAGACAAAGAGGGTGTCCCCACCATCTAAGGGCGCACGACCTTCAAATTGTCTCCCTTCATTAGGCGTCATCACACCAGACTCTACCAAAGCTTTGACGTAGTCGGCGCGAGTACGTAGATCGGTCGCAAAGAGGGCAGACAGGTCGAAGCGAATACGCTCTGAGGAACGCCGGGAGCGTGGCAGGAGCTTGGCGGTGAACTCTTGCTCGATCTGTCGAAGAAAAGGACGGAGTGTCTGATTAAGAAAGTTGATCTGGGAGTTCTCGGCTTCCTTATAGTTGGTGCTTTGATCAGCAAAAACCATGTAAGGGTGGACTCCGAAGAATCGGCAGACATCAAGGACGGAGTACTTGCGCACCTCTAGCAGTTCTGCGTCGCTGTTGCTCATACTACTCTCTATGAACTGCATTGATCCAGAAAGGCGGATGATGCGCTGGCCTGCCTGTATCTCTCGGTTCACCCTGGCTGTAATTCGGTCAGAAACGTCTTCGCTTAGTGCACCTATTCCTTGTAGTTCATTGCCACCGACAAGGAAGCCAGATTTCTGGTTCCCCGCGAGGAGCCCGTCATTGGTCTGGCGGTCAGCATTGGCACTGAGGCTGAGGCTAAGGGCTGCGTAGCGGATGGTAGAGACACCAGTGTAGCCACCATCGAGGCTTTTGTTCTTGAGGTGGATGATGGCATCAGCCGGGAAGTCTCCGGAGATACCGAAGACAGGATCGGAGATATGGTAACGGTTACTTAGTGGGTCATACGATACGGCTCCTTCGGATAGGAGAATGAGACTATCGATCTGCCCCGATCGATCGAATCGGGGCAGGAGGTAGGCATTACCTGAAAGGAGCAAACGTATGATTGCATTTTGAAGCAAGGTAAAGAAGTTCTGTCGCTCGTTAGCCTCCCCAGAGAAGATGAGGGAGAGTGGGCTAGTCTCGTCATGGAGGAAGACCTTTCGGTCTTTCTTCTGATGCTGGAGATCGAGGGAGGCGATAGTACCAGAGAGAATGTCCACACAGCGATAGACGGCTGCAATTGCCATAGCACTCTCGGGTGTGGAGATGGAGGAGCTGCGGCGTGGAGCGAAGTCAGCGAGGAAGCTATCCAGCGAAGATGAGCCTGAGGGACTTTGGCAGTCTTTACTACGACGAAAGAGTGAACGGAGGGATTGAAGGAGGAACATAAGATGAGGGATTATCTGGTAAGTGGAGGGGATATAGAGCACTCTCGATCTAAGCGTTCTAGGACTTATAGTGATTAAAGAGCCAGAAGCCCATAAGACAGGTGATAGCACCGTCTATCTTCTCGTTGGGTGTTGCCTTGATGGGCTTACGGTTCTCGAGGCGGTCGGAGTCGATTACAGCGTTAGCGAAGCAGTAGGCAGTGATTGGATTCGGAGCAAAGGTGACCTGGTCACGGGATAGAGCGAGTTCAAAGGAGTCTACAGCGGTATTGAAGCTCCCATTTGTCTGAGGAATAGGTTCGAGATTTGCCTTACCCACCCCGGGGGTAGCGAGGAGTAAATTGGTAAACTCCAATGCCTTGTAGGGGTCATAACCAATCCTTAGGGTGGCGAAAGGCTGACTGAGGATGAGATCCACGATCTGAGCATAGTCGATGGAGTCACCTTCGCAGAGGAGGAGGTGTCCTGCTTCTACCCATCGGCGATAAAGCTCCCGATTGACATGGCGATCGAGCTGCCCACGGGGGAAGAAGTAGTACGTCACAGCATGAAAGGGGCAGACGGTGGTCCTTCCCTCTGGCACACGACTCGGGGTGTAGATGAGGAAGGTGACGGCGGAGAAGTCGTCGCGCACAGATAGATCCACCGCACACATAGCCCGTGATCCACGGAGAAGTTCTAGGGGTACATGGAGGAAGGCACGCTCAATGGTGGCTCGATCCAACCACATCTCTCGTTCATCTCGAGCAAAGATGTTGAGGAGCTTGTTTCGGAAGGTCTTCATCTCTCCAGCGGTAAGCTGTGCCTTCTCGTATTCAGCGGCGTAGTACTCAGGGCGTACGGTAACTCCGAGGTGGGGCTGTACCTTCGCCCAGGTATTTGGATCGCCCTCTTCATCCAAGACATCGGGCTCAAAGACATGGGCGAAGATAGCGTCATTCTCCGCCTCTCCTCGAAGAATAGCCTTGTAAGCCTCTAGCATTTCGATAAAGGGGGTATCGGTCTTGTCGCTTGCGGTGGTAATCACGAAGGTAAGCGGATTTCGGCGGGCTCCCATAGAGCTTGTGAGCACACTCTTGAGAGCGTCTGATTCAGCTTGTGCGTACTCGTCAATGATTACGAGCGAAGCATTCAGCCCATCTAGGCGATCGGCAGCACTGGCAAGACATCGAGAGATCGACATCTTTCCTGGCATGCGATTGAATACCTGCTCGCGGTTGATCTTGAAGCGACGAAGCGTGGGATCGAGAGCCCGGAGGATCTTACTAATCACTCCAAAGCAGACTTGCGATTGTTGATAGCTGTTCGACCCAACGTAACTCTCTGCATTGGCATCTCCGTAGAGGAGATCGTAGACGGCGAGCGTGGCAATGCTAGTCGTCTTACTGAACTTACGAGGAACGAAAAGTAGCACCTCACGTACCAACCTCCGATCAGGGTCATCAGGATGGTAGAACCAGAAGATATTCGTGAATTGGAAGACCTGCACCGGCGTCAGAGGGAAAAAGACCATCCCCTCGGCACTTGGGAGCCGAATATGCTCATAAAAAGTTATAAAGTGGCGTACCTTATCGTCTCGAAGGGTATAGCACACGACCTTTCGTAGAAAGCTCTCTACGGCGAAGAGCTCGTACATATTATGCAGTTCAGGGCTCTTGATGCAATCTCGAATATAGGTAGAGAGTCGCTTATCCAGCTTGTTGAAGCGAGGGTAAGGTATCTTAGCTCTTTGTAACCTTTCGACTAGCTGGGCTTTTAGCTTTTGTGCTTCGCTTGGGCTTAGTGTACTCATTGAGGGCTTCGAGGAGGATCTGATTTAGCTTATCGACTTCGTCCCCACTGGTAAATTTCGCAGTGGCGACCGTCATATTGAGAGCTGTGAGCTTGGCACGTACTTCCTTGCTAGTTTCGATAAACATCGGCCAGGCAGGGTTCCCCTTCTTTCGTGGATCACCCTCTCGACTTAGCTCCTCCACGGTAACACCTTCTTGCATGAGGCACTGATAAGCCATGTCACGTACCTGTAGCGCCATTGCTAGATCGTCTAATAGAGGCTCGAAAGCAGCAGAGTAGGATCCGATAGCCTCTAGGCACTCACGGAGGAAGGAAATAGTCTGATCCTTGTTCATAGCTCAGTCAAAAAGGATTAGTGAACAAGCTTGGTCCACTGAAGATATCAACCATAGTAGCCCCTTGGGGCAATCCCTGCGATTACTCCAGCTGTGTCTGCTCCCAGTTGTACTTCTGTTCCTGAAATGGCAGGGGGCTTCCCCTATATATCGAATCATACCTTTACCCCCCAAATGACTTTATCTGTCCCCACAGCACCTCACCCCACCTATTTTTAGCTCCACTTGGTTGCATTTTTTGCAACTTTGTCACCTATCCCCCCCAGCGGGTAGTTCCCCCAAAGCCCCCCCCAACCTTCCGCGTACAGAAATACCCCCACGGGACCCTGAGACCTCATGCGTGAAAGAGGGAGCAGGGGGTGGTATGCAGGGGGCCTCCTTCTCCTAAAAAACACCCTCCCCCCATCTGGAAGAAATAACATAAGTAACTGAAAAAGAATTAGTTATATTTGTATGGTACGTATATTTTTCGTATCTTTGTAGTACAAAAGGGATGGGAAACAGTGGCGAGCGAGCCACTTGATAACGAAACTTTTGGACGGGTACAAGGAAAGCCCTAGTATCTAAGAGAAAAGGGGCAAAGCCCAAAGGCCTCACCCCTTTAACTTAAAACTCCTAATACTTTAAGCCATGCGAACGAGCATTAGTATTAGGATTAAGTTTGGGAAGTGGATCGTGACATTCACGATATCAAAGTCTTAAACTTCTTCCTTCCCCTGCTGGCAGGCATACATTACCCCGCCTGCCATGCAGGGGCAAAGGTAGAGAAAGCAAGTCATACTAGCAAATACCTACATCACTTAATAGGTGATGGATCAGATAGGTAATAAGAGACAAAGGAATCCAGAGCATCCTTTGCCCGCTCCTTTGCTACGGCTTTGCTAGAGGAAGCGAGTAATCGGTGTGCTTCCTGGTGACAAGTAGCACAGAGCGCGCGCAAGTTCGCAGGATCGAGCGCAAGAGCCTTCATCATCTCTGGGCGTCCAGCTGCGCTCTCTATGGGTCGTATATGATGGACTTCTCTTGCAGGGGTGGCGCGATCGACAAGTAGACAATCCTCACATAGAGGATGCTGTGATAGATACATCCTCCTCAATCGACGCCATGCTCGGCTATTCATCAGGCGGACATAGTCAGGGGTACGATGACGTCTCATTCGGCCTTATGAAACTTGAGAAGAGCCCAATGCTGATAATCATCCCAATTATCGATATGATCAGGAGGGTAGCAAAGACGAAGGAGCGTCTCGTGGAATAGGTCTCGTGGTGTCATCCCGTCAGCTGTCGGTCTAGAAGTGCGATGAGCAAATAACTCATAAAGACGCTGGTAGTGACGATTAGTGAATTTCTCATACCATATCTGCACCTCAGGCCTTGGATCGGTGAGTGCTTTCTCCCCTACTCTATCTTCGATAGGCGCGTTATCAATGCCAAACAAAAGGTGCACCAGCGAGGCTTCCTTACTCCCTCGTTTCGGGCGCTTACCCAGTTCGGGTGCCTCCCAATCACTTAGGGCGGTAAATGTATCTTCAATAGTATCTTCATCCATCTCCACACCCTTGCGCTCCGCTTTTTGTAGCAGACGCAACACCAAGAGAACAGATGACTTAAAAAGTTGGTAGTCGCTTCGAAATCCAAACACCTTGCGTAGACGTCTTAGCTCTCGAGCATCATCTTCAGACACCCATGCACGGATGCGACATTGAATGGAGGGTTCTTTGGTAGGCATAAAACAGAAAGTAGGATAAAACTCTCCCCCTCATTAATTGGAGAGGGAGAGTCAATATTAAAGGGTAGCTTCAATAGCTCGTCTAAGTAGACAGATAGTCGAGGTACGAAGGAGATCTGCTGGTGTAATACGCAAAAGTCGCCAGCCTAGTAGTGTCGCCTCGTTATATTTCTCAATATCCCCGAGAAAGCCACGAGCACTTGTGTGTCGGCCTCCCGTCCAAACGCCACCCTCGACTTCGAGGGCGATGCGTTGGATCGGAAACGCATAGTCAAAGCGCCATAGCCTTGTCGGGTGAAATCGATACTCAGGAACACACTCGACACCTAGCTCCTTTGCGCAAATCTGTAAGAAGATCGGAGTTCGGGGATCTGTACTAGGTGTAGAGCGAGACCGGCGAGGCCTACCTACGCCTTGACGGCGGGCGGGGTCCACGGGCGACATAACGAGGTGAAGATGTATCGTAGGTCTCTCCTCGGTATTGATACCCCTTGATAACCTCAGGGATGAGGCTATCTTGTCGTACAGAAGAGGCGGGGCGCAACAAATGATATGTGCCCCTCTCTGACATCTGCTGGATATCAATCTCACGAGATACAGCCAGCCAGTCGAGCCCCATATATCGAGCTCTAGAGATTTTAGAGCGGTAGCGGAATGTCCCCGTCAGCTCAAAGCCTCGAGCTGGAAGAGCTCCATAGAGAGCGCCAAAACACTCAGCTCGATACCCAGCTAGAGTATACTGAGTGAAGGAATCCTCAGACTTACGTTCTCGATCCTTAAGGGCTACTCCATCAGCTGTGCGTACGATGCTGGGAGATAGCTTTGGCAGGCCTGTCCCATCGGAGAGGTGAAGGGTCTCCTCCATATCCTCATCTGTACTAGGAGTGAAGCGATATCGCTCCTTTCGATCTGGTGCAAGATCTCCACCTCGACGGCCAAGAGGATCCGACAACCAAAGAGCTGGAGCCTGTAGAGCTATGATGCTCGGGACACTCCATAAGTGCCACCCCTGGAAGTGAGTGGCAACAGATTCACCCTGCAGTTTGTAGAACTTAGGGGATCTATAGATCCTGAGTTCTAGTCGAGTGAACGGCTTAGGAGGAAGCGGTATGTGCAGGCCCTCTCCTAGATACTCATCCTGACCGATATTCGGATGATTCCAGCTAGGGCCCCACTTTAGGCGGCCCTCCTTGCTCTTCGAGCCATAAGAGAGATATGGCAGACGTGTCGTATTCTCTCCATCTCCCCAAGAGAGCTCCTCTTTACGCACACCGATACCAAGAGACTGAACTGGGTCGGAGTCTCGATCACCTCGAGCGACTAAAGAGAAGTAGATCCGACAGCCCGTGATCTCATCTGTGAACTTCCGGATATGCTCCAGATTATCCCGGGCTTCTGTGAGGTATGCGTTGCGATCGTATTCCCTTCCATAAGGACCTGAACTTGTTAATGGGATAGTAGTATGAGTCTTTTCCGTATACTCTTGGTAGAGATCCTGACCCATTGAGACCATCAACGGGAGATCTAGACGTAGCCCCATACCCTCTGTGTCGGCGACTCTTGGAACGGAGAATATCCAAGCTCTATCCGTCAAAGACCGTCCATTTGCATCTAGTGAAGAGTTCAGATCGTCCCGCAAAAGCTTCACGTATTCCATGTATCCATATAGCTTTGCCTCTGGGATGATCGTTGTAATCGCAAAGGAGTTTACACAGACATAGTGAAATTCTCCTCTGTCGCGGAAGGTCAAGAGCTCTACATTCCCATTCTCATGTACAGCTCTCAGAGATCTATTCATATATACACCCGTCTCTGGAGCATACTCCCAGCTAGCCTCATCTATTCTGAATATGCTCCACTCTCCTACCGTATGCTGCCCATTTTGGATAAAAGGAGCATCTATACGACCATGAATGCTCCATGGATTCCATACCACGGTGTATAACTCCCGGTCTTCTCCTAGAGAAAGAGCTTCTGTTTCTATCCGATCAGCCCCTCCCATTATTGAGTCGAGATTTTCAATTCCATTCGTTCGATATCGCCATGCTGGGAGCGTGAGTTTAATATCCGCTCGAGGGACTAAACGCCACTTCCCCGGGTCCTCCATCTTGGGGAAAGATAATGCGGGTATGGCGTCTGACAGATGAGACTCCGTCGTTAGTGTCAGTGATCCTCGGGCGGGTAGAGCGGACAGTTCACCATCAGCGCCCATGGGCACTAGATCCTCAGGCTCTAGATCCAGATAGGCATCTTCATTCTGTGTAGAGAAGTTATACTTCCCCTCCTCCGCACTTTGAAGTGTCGAGGGGTCCGTGACGACCCAATTTCCCTCCGCCTGCTCTATAGACAGCGTGAAGGCTCTGAGTACACGATCTAGCGCCTCAAAGGCCGTGATTGGCTTATCTTCATCCGAAAGGAATGGGGCTGTTTCTATGAACAGCTCATTCTTCCAATCGGTGAAGTGGTCAGCGCACCATGCCATGAGTCCTTTGGCGACATAGCTCCTACCATGTTCCCGAGCATAGGAGTTGGAACTATAGATGTACGCCCATTCGGGATCGGACAGAGCGAGTGATACTAGTGAGGCGATGAACTCTGTGAGCTCCATTCGGGGACGGAAGCCCTGGATCCGCTCATCTCCTGCCCTAAGCTCTATCCGCTTTAGCCTACCGAAGTCGCAAGCCTCAAAGGCTACTAGGTAGCCTGAATGCTGACTAGCGGGCTCTCGGTAGCTCTCGGGGTCTAGGGTCCCCCGCCACCAGCCTCGCTCCCATGTATCGCTAAGATAGAGTCCGAGCTCGTCAGGGATCCGGAGTAGATCCTCTGTACTCGTGATCTGAACAGAGGATGGGAGACGTAGGAGCGCCACGGACACACTCCCTTCGGGAGATTGCATCAAGTGGCGGTAGTCAAAGTGGCGGCCTGCAGCTGCCTGCTCCTCCTGAAGAAGGCTGAACGAGAGCCGCCCCTCCGCAATTGGGCTTAGAGCGCTCTCTCGCTCTATGTTCAGCATTACAGGTGGGACACCGAGCCTCACCTCCTTGCGGTGGGGATGATGGTGCGTGTCCTCCGTGTCTGGATAGGAGATGATGAGGATCCAGCGATGCGGTTCATCGCTGCTATCCATGA